ACGAATAACGCCAGAACTTGAATTGATTGTTCCATTTACATCAAGAGCATAGGATGGAGTTGCTGTCCCAACTCCCAACCGATTATTTGTATCATTCCAAAAGAAATTAGAATTATCCTGCGAATAAACACCGCTTGTTCCAGCGAACACAACAGATCCAGCCGTGAAAGCGGTGGCCGTGCCTGTGCCGCCGTTTGCAACAGTAAGCGGTGTCGTCAGCGTCAGGCTCGCAGCGGACACCGCGCGGCCTGCCGTCAGGTTAGCTACAGAGACTTGATCTGTCGTGGCCGACTGAACAATAGGAAGAACTTCCGTGCCTGCAAGCGGTGTAGAGGCAAGCGGAAGGGCTGAAATCTTTACGTCGGCCATTTAAATAACCCTTAGAAGGATGAAACGCGGTCTTGGAAGGCTTTGATTCTAGCTTCTAATGCCGCGCGATCTGAATCTAGTTTGTTTGATTTGTCAGCCAATTTTGCCTCAAGGGCGGATAAATCAGCCTCACGCGACGCAACAGCCGACTCGGCTTTAGCGATCTCAGCTTCTTTAATGCTGACGGATTTAGCGAAGCTGGCTTCATTAGCCGCTGTCAGTTTGTCTCTAGCGTCCAAATCAGCTTTTTTAGCCGAGGCTTCAGTGTTCTTCTTGTCGGCGTCCGACAGAATCTGAGCCGCCTGCAACTTAGCGTTAGCCAGTTCTTCTTTAGCTTTCTCACGGTCAGCAAGAGCCGCTTCAGCCGCCGATAGCGCGCCCTGACGGGTCGCCAGCTCGTCTCTAAGAGCCGCCATCTTGGCTAGGTCTTGCGGAAACTGCTTCGTAAAATACTGAACGTAATCAATCGACGGATTGTCATTAGAAATGTTCATAACAGCCTCAAACGTAATAGCTGACATTAAGCACGGCGCTGGCCGTCGATTCAATAAATTTGATCTTGCTCAGATCGCCGTCATACTGAAGCGTGACGCCTGCCGCAAGCGGCATACCAATCGAAGCCGTAGGAGCTGTGCCATCATCACGCCAACGGACGCCGTTCGTATCTGGCGTAATCAACGCAAAATTAGCCTTCACGGTCAAACCCGTGTTCGGGTCAATCGTCGGAACGGTCAGACCTTTAGCAACGCTAAGGCCCGTAATTTGCTGATACCCCAAGCATGAGGTAATAGCTTTAATGGTAGTAGCCACTCACATTCTCCTTCGTTCCGTGAACGACCGAAGCTCTACATGGTATTGTTGAATACCTGGCGTCCACACGATGTTAGCATCATAACCCGTTATTGAATAGACCCCATTCAGCGCAAGAATCGTGCGTCCATAGACCAGAGACGCTGACTGACCTGTTACCAAATAAGACCCATACTGCGGCGTAAGAACACGCCCCTTAACTAAATTAGCGGTTTGTCCTGTTACGCTATACGTCCCATAACTAGCCGATACGCTCTTACTTCTTAGCAGCGTGGCCGATTGGCCTGTAACCGTGTAAGAGCCATTAACCGTCGTTATAAGATACTGGACAACTGCGATTATGTAGTTGCCAGATTCTGTTACAAGAAAATCGCCGCTTTCCGTTAAAAGTAAGCGATTGTCTGACATTATGTCGCCTGGAAGACGCCATTTGTCGGATCAAGCGTTATTGTTACCGTTTCTCCCGCCGCAACCGTCTGACTAGAACCATAATCCCAATAGGCGACGTTCGTGCTTGTCGTTGTGTCCACAAGAACGGCGTATTGAAACGAAAACCCAGCGCCCGTGGCCGTCCATGTCGTAGGACTACCCAGAACGAGCTTGAATGTGCCGCCAGTTTGCGAGGCTGACGTGACGGTAGCGGCGTTGCCGCCCGTCGTGTAGCCGTTGCCGTTGGCGACTTCTGTGATCGTGCCAGCCGCAGCGCTTACCGCCGTAGCGAGCTTGATAGCCCATGAATCAGACCCTGCGTTGATGTTCTCAAACAGGTTCTCGATGGCGGGCTGGAACTTTACATAGCTTGCTGTAGGCATGGTTTAAGCCAAAAATTTGAGTTTATACAAAGTGCTCAGATACAAGCTAACAATCTCGTCAATTATGTTCTGAATCGCCGTTTCGTCCTTATCACAGACCTTATAACGCAGTTCTTCGACATCTTTTAGCGAATCTTCGAGAAATTCGACGACATTGGTCGTTTTCTTAGCCGAATGGAGCGTAATCGGCCCGATTAGGCCATGCCTCCCTTGATAGGATTCGGCTAAATCGTCCGCCAACTCGATTACATTGTTATAAAACCCACCTAAAGCCTTATGTTTTGCATAAGAACGGGTGTTTAGATGCACGCTATGAGTCACATCGCGGGCTAAAAACAGGTGTCCTATCAGATCCGCGCAGCTCATTGTTCTAATCCTGGCAGTTGTGGTTGCTCAGGCTGGCGCAAAGGCGCGCTACCTGGCACTAGATCGCCTGTGTCCAGCGCCGCAGCGACAGTTCCCATTACGATGTCTTGGATCTGTTCTGGCGTCATATTCGCCGATGTGGCTTGGATCCGCTTAGTCTCCGCGTCATACGCCTTGATCTGCGTATTCTGCTCGTCGATAGCCAGTTTCTGCATATCATAAGACTGTTGCAGTTGCTGGACCAGCGCCGCAGTCTGTTCCATCTGGTTCGCCATGTCGTTCATTTGAGCGCGCATCATCTGCGCTTCTGGCGACTCATCCGTATTATCCAGAACCTTCGGATCGAGCGTCTTGGAGAATCTCGCCGCCATTTCCTGCGCTCCAGGCCAGTCCATGTTCTTAATGAACAGATCGCCAGCGACAGCCCAGAGCTGTGGGTTGGTCTGCAAGATCATCTGCATCGCTTCCATCGCCTCTTGGCGCTTGGTTGCGTAGCTTGGGCCTGTCGTGACTACCACGTCGTAGACGCCGACTGATGGGTTGTAGATCTTTTCAAGATCCAGACCCGTGATCGGATCCTTGATGACGCGCACTGGTTCTGGCTGGTTTGGATTGATCTTCACCATATCCACTTCGCCGTCTAGTCCGACGATGCGTGCGACGCGCTCAGTGTCGTAGATCTTAGGGATCAGATCGACGAGTTGTCTTGTCGTATATCGAACCGCTCGCGCCAGATTGTCCACGTAATGATATGTGGAGGTGTCGCCTTGGTTTTGCCGAGCCAGAATCGCACGACCCGTCCTCTCATTACTGGTCGCACCAATGGAGCTGTCATACTGACCCGTGGTCGATTTAATATCTTCCCCAGCGCCCATTTTGGCCTGGATAAGGCCGGTTTGCGCCATAGGTGGCTGCGCGCGTTCAGGTAATGGCAGAGGAGATCCTGCACCATCGGTGACATCTGGGTTGACTTCGAGGTAGGGCCAGTTGTTCGTATTGGCCGTTTTCCAGTTTGTTTCGTATCCTTCAAACTGTCCCCCATATCCGATAAACGGTGCTTTCGGAGCCAACGCCAGCATCTCTGCTTCCTGGCTGACCCAATAGTTATACATGCGCTGCGCGTCTTTGGCGTTTCTCACCAAGCCGCTGATGTATAGCTGCCCGTCTACCTCAAACTCATTGCCTACCACGCGGACAATAGGAATCCATTTACCCGCCCAGTCGCGTTCCTCTAAGACTTCAAAGCCGTTTGTCTTCAGCCACTTGACTTGTCTGTGCTCGCTTGTGCGCGACTTCAGCGGTTTGCCGAACATCGCTTTGAGCTGCTTATCCTGCGGCGAATTGTTAAACGCCGTGATATTGTCAGGGTATAAGTTCAGCGTCTTCTTTTCGTGATTGATATAAAAATACTCAGCAATACGGACGGTTTCTTGGCTCATCCACATGCTAAGTGACTGATCGCCAACGCCTTGCGACATCATTACGCTAATAGGCAGCGCGTCTGGGTATAGACGCTCATACTCTTCTTTAGGAATGTCTTCCGTTATGAAGCACCATTCCGCGTCAGATCCGCATGGGTCATGGATCATTGGATCCATATAGACGCTAAAGCTGTTGCGAACGCGCCCGATCCTCAGGTCTTGGTCAAACGAGTCTTCGCGGCAATATTCCGTAAGGATTCGGATATAACCTTCGCCGTAGGTAACTTGATTGTCGCAGGCTGTATCATATGCAACGTCCGCGTCGGAAAGGTATTCGATGTGTCTAACGATACCTTGAAAGACTTCTGCGACCGCGACGTCGGCCTTATCGTCCGCTGGGATGACTTTGCCGGAGGGGCGGTTCTGTCGTTGTTCATTCGTTACTAACCTGACATGCTGTGGCAGCTTGTTAATCGTCAGGCATGGCCGCGCGTTGATCGTCTGGCCCTGCACCGCGCCTCTGGTCGCCAACACGTCGGCAGGCCATTGCCAAGCATTATCTGGAGAGCCTGCCATAAAACGCAAGTCGTCCAGCTCGTCTTCTCTTGAATCAGAATAGGCTGCACTCGCCACCGTAAAGCGGTGACGCATCGTCGCCAGACGGTCGCCGTCTGGGTTGTCGGATACTTGGCCTGCGCCTTCTACATCACTAGAGGCCATCACATCTCCTGCCGCTTATCTTGGCGGGCTAATATTTTAGCGGCAATACCCGCTCCAACTGACCCCATTAGACCGTATTTACGCATGATTTCAACCAATCTATCATCATTAACAACGTAATTATACGTTTTTTCGGCGGCTCCGCGAGAACCGGCGTCTTGATAACGGACTCCAGGAATGCCTAAAGACCGCATATATCCAGCAACAGCGGGCGCGCCTACTTCGGTGGAGCCTGGTAATAATTCACCTTCATCTGCAAATCTTTGTAACAGAGAATGAACTTCGCGGCCACTATAAACAGGTAGATCGGGGCTAAGTCCTTTGTCGTCTAACATATCTTCTAATTCGGCGCGCAGTTTAGGGTTCATTTTTTCGAGCATTAACTTGCCCGCAGGCTGTTCTTCTAACGGCAATTCCCAGCTAAGAAATTGTTCAGGTTCCGCTTTAATGTTTACTTCATACATATGCCCTTTATGAGGTGTAAAATCTTCAGGCGTCAAACCACGGGCGAGTTTAGCCTGTTCAATCGCCTCTAATGCTGTTTTAGCGCGCCATGAACGCTCATTTGGCGCAGCGGATTTAAATTTTTCTACCGCTGACTGAGCATGTCTTAAGTATTCATCGCGGGTTTTATTAACCGCCTCAGTAGCGGGTATATCTTGATTTTTTATTCTTTGCGCCACGTCAAATACAACATCTGACTGAACTTCGTTAAGCCCCAAATCGGGCTGAAGTTGTTGGACATTTAAGCCTTTATATTTTGGAAACGATAGCGTGTCTCTATATTTTAAAGCAGTTGGTTCAACACCACCGAAATAAAGCCCATGACTATAAACTTGATTTCCTTCTCCAGTGCCAATTCTATTAATGTCAAATTGAGGGAAATTATGCGGTGAGCCATGAAACGCGCGGATGCCTCGTTGAACTACTTGTTGCTCTAGTTGCGCGGGTATCTTAGCCGCGCCTGGAATCGGAAGCGCCGCCATAATCGCGCCTTTAGTATCCCCGCGCCGAGCGGCTTCTTCACCTTGTATGATGTTACCCGTAAGAGGAAGATAGCTTAATATGTCCGCTGCGCCGGTTGCAAACTGCCGCCGCTCTGGAGACGGGCGTGTGTCGCCCATAAGATACGCTGCAATACGCTCCCGTAATGTCGGCTCATAAGGCCGCAACATAGCATTACGCGGTTCAGGAGCAAACGCATTGACGGGCATTATTTACACGACTTGCCCTTTTTAGCAGCCGCGCGCTTGGTTGAATACGCGATTGCAACAGCCTGCTTGACCGGCTTACCGGCAGCGACTTCAGCTTTTATGTTCTTCCGAAAGGCGTTCTTGGATGATGACTTAACTAGAGGCATTATTTCTTCCTCACGCAGCCGTATATTCTTTAGCTTTTAAACGGCGAAGATCTAGGTCTTTATAAGGCACTAACTTGCCATCCATCCTGAAGAGGCTGCGTTGCCACCATACGCGACGCGCCGTGTGTTGTCTACACGCTGTTCGCGTCTGGCGACAGGAAATGCGAAGGTTATTGCGATGGCGTCCGCCGCGTCAGGCGAGGCCAGTCCGCGTGATTTCATATCCTTCTTGCTCTCTAAGAATATGGTGCCTTTGCTATCCGGCTTCATCATAGGCCCGATAAGATCAGACTTTAGATACCTGTCCTTTGGAATGGAGGCGTCCTTTAGCCAGTCTTTCATCGCGCCCCACATCTCAGCGCGCTTGTTCCCATACATCATGGGCTTCGTTGACTTATTGCCGAAGTTCACCCCGCGCACCTTGTAGCGCTGCTCCTTGAGCCGATCTACCACGCCCGCGCCCAAGCCGCCTTCGTCGATGACGACCAATGCTGGCTTATACTCCTCGATTACGTCGATCACGCGGCCTACGACCTCCATCGTGTCGTCGCCTCGATAGCGCTTTATGCCGATGACGTCTCTGCCTTGCCTTATGGCGATTACTGTTGCATCCGCTCCGAACCTCGCGGGGTCAACGCCGACCACGATGGGGGCGGACTGGTCGGCGTGAGCTGCACGTTCCATTGCCTCGTCAACCAGCGCGTTTCCGATGAACTGGTCGTCGCTTGCGTTCGGGAACTGACCGTAGACTTCGACGTGCGCGGCGCTGGAGTCGGGGCCATACTCGTCAATGATCTGCTGGTAGACGGCTTTATCCGTCCCTTCGACAGATCTGGCATCGACAATCTTATTTCGCCAGAAGTCGCGCTTGGAGTTAAAACACTCATAAAAAGCGCCACTGTTACGGCGGGGGTTACTAAAGCAACACCAGAAACGATTAGGCGTGTTCTCGGTGAAAAATCCGGCGGCGACTGTCCATATTGCATCATCTATACCCGAACTTTCGTCAAACACTAGCATAACGCCAGCAAAGTTATGAACACCTGCGTAAGAGTCTGGATTCTCGGCAGACCATAAACGCCCCTCAACTGACCAATATCGTGTGCCTAATTTAAGATCCCGCTCTACTAATTCAGACACCCATTTGGCAGGCATTACTCTAGTAGCTGAAATTTCAAACCAATGGTTGTTAATGCACATAGACAACCATTTAGTTATCTCGGCCCAAGTGACTGATCTTAACTGAGCTTCGCTGTTGGCTGAAACTATTGTGGTAGAACCTATACGTGTGGTCAGCATCCAAATTACTAGCCACGAAACTAATGCGGATTTGCCAATTCCACGGCCTGAAGAGACGGCTAATCTAAAAGTATTAAAGTCGATTTTTCCGTCATTCTCTCTGATGTGCTCGCGGAGTTCTGTCAGAACTTCCAACTGCCAACGCCGGGGGCCGCTAAAATGTTCTAGCGGTGTGCCTTCTTTACCCCAGGGAAAAGCCAACCGCACAAAGGCAACGGGGTCATTTTTGATCTGTTTAGACCATAACGTCGCCATAAGGCGTTGTTCAGACTCGGCGTCATATATTGGAGCTTGCATCTATTGCTTCCGCTAGAGTTCTATACATTTTAGCGCGGCGCTTTCCATCTATGGTATGTTGAACAACCCATTTCTGATCGCGCTTGCGCCAAGAAACGCGAGTTGCGCCGGACGTATTATCAGATCGTATGTTACTATTTAACCGATTTAAAGACCGTGTAGCAATTCGTAAATTAGCTATGCGATTGTCATCGCGTATTCTATTGATGTGATCTAAGTCGCCGTCTGGGTAAACCCCATAAACATACACCCATGCCAGTTTATGCGCGCAGTATTTGCGGCCTTTGACACTGATCTGAATATAGCCGGATGTATTTTTAGTTCTTACTATTTTACCGTCGCGCGTAAAAACACCCGTGTCAGGGTCATAGGTCAATAGACTTTTCAGGAGTTCTTGCGTAATTATCTGCATGGCTACCGTCCTTACTACGGTTGTCTAAGAGGCCGTTAGACGTTAGCGCGTCTGCGGCCTCGTCATTATCTAGCATATATCCCTCAATAACTCTAGTCTGCGCCTCTTGAAGCGCCGCCGTAATAGATATGGTCTGGTTCACTTCTACGCTTACCGCCTGCTTGGCGACCCAGTTGTGGACATGCTTCAGGACATCTAGCGCCGCCTTGGTGTCGCCAGCCATAGCCGCTTTACGCAACACATCAGCCATCTCCATCTCACCTTCAGCGCGGCCTTTGACTTCCGCATACTCCGCAATCGGATCGAGCTGCACCAACCTCCGATACTCAGTCGGCAGCATGTCGCAAGCTAACGCCAGCGCGTCGCCCTTGAGGCCACGTCTGGCCGCTTCGTATATTTTCTCTAGCCGCGCTTCGGTAGCTCGAACATCACGCGGCTCATGGGGGATGGAACTAAAGCCACCATCTGCATAGAAAGCCATAAAAGGATTTATAGCACACAAAAATAAAAAATAAAAAAGTTTGTGCAAACCCTGCGTAGATATTCCCAGACTGCTCAAGGCCCAGCCCCCCTGTCTACAATCTCCAGTCTACAATTACGTTTACATAAACTAAGTAGACATTTAGTTTAGGGCAATTAGGGCAATCGCATTTCAAGTCGCAGCCGCATCACTAGGGAATTCCTTGGGGAAGTTTGCAAGTTTGCATCGGCGGGGCGGTTAGGGCTGCTAAACGCCCAATTACCCTAAAATACCGCAACAATTGCCCAATTGGGTATTGTTAGGGCGGTTTATACAACCACACATAACGCATTGATAACGCCTGCACATTGGCGATTTTAGGGCGGTTAGGGCAATCGTTTTCGGCGAGTCCTCCTATAGTAATACAATTACTAGTATACCAATTATATAGACTATTATATGAGATCTAAGATTAACTTTTAATGATTACCCTAATTACCCTAAAACAGACAATTAACTAACAATTACAAAAGGATACGCCGCCCCGTCAAACCGCCCTAAATCGCCCTATCACTACCCGTTTAGGGCAATTCCCTTCACTTTTCATTTACCCTAAAACAACCCCCGATAAAAAAGATCTTTACAAGTTATCCCCATACGTGCTATTTGTAACAAATCAACAGGAGCAAATCACATGACAACGATGCAGATCATCGAAACAATAGTTTTCACAATCGCCGCCACGTTATTCGTGCCAATGATGGCGCTGGCAGTCCTATACTTCGTTTACTAAGGAGCAAAGACCATGCAGTATTCAATTCACTTCCATAACGATTTCTTTGGTGTGTTGTTTCCACACGCGACAGAAGTTGAAGCAATATATAACGCCTATCTCTTTTGGGATTGCGCGCGCTAACTGTAACAAATCAACAGGGGTAAGATCATGCAAGCCAAACTAGAAAAGCTATTACGTTATCATCGCCAACACGTATTTGACGACAAGACCGGCGATTTACATGAGCGCGCAATCGTGCGCTTGAAGCGCACACGCACGTTTAAAGATATGTGCCAGCGCAATGACGATGCGGCGCGTCAACGTGCGACTGAACGCTGGCTGAGTATGTATGCGTAACAAATCCACAGGAGCTAAGATCATGCAATACGACGTAGAATACACCGACACTTTCGGCGGCGAATCAAACTATTCATGGGTGCGACGCGCCACAATAACCATGCCGGAGCTAACGCACTACGGCTACGACGGTGGGACAAACTACTGCAAGGCGAACAAGATCTATCAGCGGGAGCTAATGAAGAAAGCCAAAGCTGCTGTCGGCATCACGGGCTTGCGCGGTAAGACTGAAAACTACGGCGACATGATGCGCTTTGTGCCATACCGCTGCTGCACCGTAATGATTATCAACATTAACGACTAATCTGTAACAAATCAACATAGGAGAATGACAATGAGCGATTACAATGGCTGGACGAACTATGCGACGTGGCGCGTCAATTTAGAGATCTTTGATGGATTTGATCCGCGCGAATGGTGGAATGGAATCAAAGACGCATATGATTTGAGCTTATGCCTCAAAAGTCACGTCGAAGATATTATGGAACAAGAAACAGGCAACGCCGAGGGCTTGGCCTATAGCTATGCCATGGCGTTTTTGTCTGACGTTAATTGGCGCGAGATAGCTCAACATATACTGGACGAATACGACGATGAGGAAGCGGCATGATGTTAGAATTAGAACTAGAGATAGAAGCAATTGACGCACTAATAAAACTAATAGACGCGCAAACCGCGCCCTTGCCGTGGCATTTAATTGATGCGCGCGAGTGCATGAAAGAGGCGCTTGATAATGAGATCGAGCGCCGCGCCGATGCGTTTTTTAGTTATGGCGGCGAAAGAGCTGAAAACGATTAAGAAAGGGTTTTACAATGACATCACTTGCAAAAATTAAAGACGCAATCCGCAACAAATACGCTTGGCCCGGTGGCTATCCTTTATACCTTGTTATGTCTGACGGTGACGCATTGTCCATTGATGCGGCGCGCGAAAACTGGCGCGGCATTGTCACGGCGCACCTATGCGGCCACGGCTGTTGGGTCGTCGAAGGTGTAGAGATTAATTGGGATGATCCACAACTGTATTGCAGCCAAAGCGGCGCGCGGATCGAGTCAGCATATGCGGAGGAAGATCAATGAGACATAAGCAAGCGTATACCTTCACATATTATTTTGAAGAGCTAGAGCTAATCCAGGGATACGCCGTTACAGCAACAGGCGAAGCGGACATAGAGTATAGGATAGCGCCAGCGGAGCCAGATGTCGGTATATTCGATCCTTGGGCAACTGACATTGATATAATGTCAATCGTTCTTCATAACAACAAAAAGGGCTTATCGCCTCTTAATCTTAGCCAGGATCATTGGCTCTATAAGCTCATATACGACGCGCTAATAAACAGCGACCATGTTCAGGAAGCATGTGAAGAAAACGCAAACTATGAGGCTGACGTATGAGTAAGATGAAAGATTATTACGAATTTCTGCAAATGCTGTATCGGCTCGACACTGACGCTTTGCGCGTCATGTTGGAGTATGAGTGCGACGACTACAAACGCCAGTTGCTAGAAGGTGAGATAGGGGCGCGGCAATGAAAAAATACGAGCCATTTAGACAACTGAAAGATCCTAGCGCGCTAACGCCCTATGAGCAGAACATATGGGACTTACGCAAGCTAGGATTAACAAACAAACAAATCGGCGACATAACGGGGCAACTGCCAGCGAGTGTGGTTGCGCGCATGAAAACAATAAAAGAGAAAGTGAGCTTGCAAGATGCGCTCCGCATGGTGGGATGATCTAACAGAAAGAGAGCAAGAGTTGTTTATCCGCGACATAATCGCAGAGGCGGCCGATGAGTTTAAGGTTTTTCCGTCGGACATCATCGCGCACAAAAAGAAACCTAAATACGTCAGCGCGCGGCATAAGGCGATGTATCGCGCACGACAAGAAACCGACGCAAGCTATCTAAAGCTGGCGCGCATATTCAAGCGAGATCATACAACCGTTATCCACGGTGTCAGATGTTGGGGGGCTAGGTTAGATGGCAAACAATATAAAAGAGCAAAGCGCACTGACGGTGCTAGTAACAGTGTTGATTGAAGTCTTACTAGGGATCAAATGAATGTTTACATATCAGCTAGTCGATCCGGCCCTGCTATACGACGGCCTTGGGATCTGCTATTAATCGGGGACGTGTTGACCTCCCCTTGACTTGGCCCTGCGCTTAACGGCGTGGGGCTATTTTTACAAACTCATTGGCTGGCAAGATGTCCGCGCCAAAAGGTTTACGCGGTTCCTGCATCTGATAGAAGTTATAATCAAGCAAGTATGGTAAGATGCGTGGCATCAGCCATTCACGCATAGCATTTGTTGATGCGGCCACTGGCGCGGGCTGATAAGGGGCTGTGCGGCCATAGGTGGCTGCGTCATGGGGGAGAGTAGCTTGGAACGCCCGAATCCTATCCCAGAAGGCTTTATTGGCGCGCTGATCGCCGCCTAGATACCCAGAGATCTCATCCATGACAGACACCGAATTCGAGCGGCGCTTGAAAGCGCTGCAACAGGAAGTAAGCAGCGCCTATCTTAAAGGATACGAGGAAGCTAGGCAACGCTCACAATGGACGATCAGCGCCGCCGTTGACGAAAGCGCGCGGTTGCGCTTGGCACTTGAAGAAGCATTGGCGCAAGTGGACGATGAGACAAAGGCCCATATTCTATCAGCAATGCACAGACGCAAATAAAATAATCTATCATAGTCAGACCCTCCAAAGGGTCAGACCATGATCCTACCGTTTGCCATAAATGTCAACGGCATAGCCCTTCTTTGCAGGTGTGATAGACGATTTTAGTCAGCTCACACCCACTTAGGCTTAGACTTAGTGATAGGAACAACATTATCGTCTTTAGGCGTCTCATCATCTTTAGGCTTCTCATCGAATTTCACCGTATTTGCTAACATATCCCTAAGTTTAGGTTTCTTGTGTTTATCTAACATATGCGGCGCGCAGAATATGTGCTTCTTGGTCTGATGCTCCGGCGTTGCTACAGAGCCGCAGTCAATCCAGCCCGCTTCCTTGAGCGCCTGAAACAGCGCCGCTGGCGGTATCTTCATTTTAGTAGCTGGCGCTTTAGTTGATACAGCTAATTCTTGACAGATCTTATGGAACGGACTGCCAATAACTTCACGATCAAATGGCGGCTCTTTGTTTCTTATCGCGTCTAAGATGTAACTTTCAGCCAGCGACATGCCGCTTTCGATCAATGATGCTTTATAATCGGTCAGCGGCGGCATCATGCCAGGATTGAACTTAGACACGTCGCGGTCGTGTAACCACTGAGCGATAGCGTTAAAGCCCTCGCGTTGATACCATGCCGCCATAGCCGCGCCATCCGACGCGCGCATACGCGGCGCAGTAGACCACACGCAGAACCAGCGACGGTCGGTAGACTCAAGCGTGATCGGTAGCCGATGATTTGTGAACGCTAGAACGAATAAACGGTTGAGCATATAATAGGGATGCAAGCCCTTACGATTGATCGAGATCAGATCCGGCGGCGCAGCGATAAGCGGCTTGAGTTGGTTAGCCAATGCTCGGCGTTCAACGGCCTCGCCTTCCTTCAACTCGTTAAGGACAACGATCTCGCTTTCTAAAAGATAGCCCCACTGATTGTTAATTAGCTCGTTTTTTATCAAACCATAGTTACGATGAAACGGGCCGCATATACTCCAGATAAACGGTGCCCACATAAGATCCTTACCAGCGCCTTCATCGCCGCCGTGTAAGACCGCATGGTTTACTTTAATCTTAGGCTTTTGCAGCTTGAACGCCATCATA